CTTATTATAATTAAATGATGTTATGGGGTTTCCTGTAGCGTCTGCGTTTTATAGACATACAGAATTATGTACATATACTTCTCGACCGAAGGGAAGGAATCTTTATGGGGCAACAAATAAGGTTTCCTTTTGCGCTGAATATAGATTATATACGAAACTGGCAAATACTTATCCAGATTTCATAAAAAAAAAGGGAAAGAAGCTTTTAATAGTAGTAGATATTAATGGAGATTGTTCTAAACCATGTCGTAATTGTCAAAGGTTTCTTTCAGATAAACTACCATTCTGCAAAATTAAGTATAAGGAAAATGGGAAATTTATAGAAACCAATCCCAAGTTTATAGATTCCCGGTATTCTAAGGGAGTTCGTAGGAATCAATATTAGAATAGTAACATATCTATATTTTTTCATTTACAATGGAAAATTATTTTTGATAAAAAATTTATATTATATCTATTTCTATTATCTATTCTATTTTTAGTAATTTTTTACATTTGTCACAATCCCAGTCGGTGGTATAAGTAAAACAGTTGCCATATCCATTTTCTTTTAGACCACAACTATTACATACCTTACAGGGCCAGAGACCTTTTTGTTTTGTTTTAATAAGTTGTTTCCATTTAGTTTCACCCCACACACATCTAGAACAGTTCCACTTAGTTCCATAAGGAGTTTCTATGGGAGTTCCACCCCGTTTCCCAAAGGTTCTTTCATTAGTAGTCATATAGACTTCAATTGGGAAATCACATGTAAAACAGTTAGTAAATTGGGGTATTACTTCTTGTTCTTCACTATCATCATCATCTTTAACAATAATATAATCCATATATTCTTTATCACTATCACACTCGCTAACATTATCACTAAAATATTTTTCTTCGAGGCATCCACCTTTATCCATGTGGGCAAGTTGGTTGGGTTGGTCTTCTAAACATCCTATACATGTAGTTCTTTGAAGTTTTCCGTCGATATACCATTGTGATTGTTCAGTATCGTTTTGCATTTTGTAGATTGTTCAGCTATGGGTTGTGTTTATATAATTAGAGATTCTTTAAAATCAATTTTATTATTAGAATATAAATGAAATGAATAATTATAGAATATAGATTTAAATACTAATTACAAGTAATAGTAAATGAGTCTTATTAGAATAGCGAGGGTTATTAATAGACTATCTACTTTAAATGTTCCTAGGTTTAGTGCGGTTAGATATTTGTGTACGGATAAGATCCGAACAACTTCAGATGAGTGGTATCTAAAGGAGAATAATTACTATAAAGTAGGATTAACAAATACAATTACAGAAGATATTCTATATGTAGATGTGGAAGAAGAAACAGAATTTACAACAGATGAAACGATTGCAATCATAGAAACAGTGAAGGCCGCAGGGGAAATTAATTCTTTGTTTGATTGTAAATTAGTAGAAGTGAATGAGGAAATTATTGAAAATCTGGATGAACTAAACGATAATCCAGAAGATGTAAATAATTGGATTCTAAAATTAGAACCATTGGAATCATTTGAAGTCACAGATGAAATTATTAAGAAGATAAAAATAGAGGAATAACTATTTTTTATAATTAAAAAGTTTGAAGTCCTTTTTGTATATTTTATAGATAAGTTTTTTGCTTTCAGTGTCTAAATCTTTCATAGATAATTTACTATTAGATTTATTATCTACCTTTTTTATTTGTAAATCTAGGTTAAATTCTTTCATTTTACTATCAAAATCAGGTTTTAGATTTTCGAATTTAAGTATATGGTTACATTTAATTTTACCGTGTGTATATAGATGTTGTGGTAAAATATGGCATCCATTCCAGTATTTATTTTTCTCAAAATTATTTAATTTATCTTTTATAAATTCATTAAGACCTTTTTTTGTTGGGTTTTTATGACTATATTTATAAGCACTTACTATTTTAGTATATGGATTTCTTACTACACAAAATAATTCATCGTCTTTATCTATGAATTCTCTGCCTAATTCATCTGGTATTTGATGCCATGGAAAGCAGTTAGATTGTATATCATATTCTTTGTTATTAGGTTTATAAATCCATGGAGTTTGTATTTTAAAAATATTACTGCCGGTTTTATATCCTTTTTTAATCCATTCTAAAAATCCCCATTCTATATTCTTTTTTTTTGCAATATTTTCAATGGAAGTACCTGCATTTTTAGGTATATGAATAAATTTTAGTGCAAAAGATTCAATAATCCTAGTTTTTAATATAAAAAATAGTATTAGAATAATTAGAGTAATAGGAAAATAGTTCATATAATTATATTATAAAAAATTACCAATTTAGTTCATTGGGAAAATATTCGTCTAACAAATCATTGTAATAGTTAATAATCGTATCATCTATAACAAGTTTATCGTATTTAGAGTAAAGGTCAAATTGGTTAAAATCCATCATATCAATAAATATCTGTCTATCTTTGTCATTCATAAATACGTGATATTTCCCATCAGTGTGCCATGGATAGAGTGAATGGTATCTAATAATATCAATATATTCCTGTGAAAAATTATGTTTATTACCACATAGAACCATATATAAGTATTCATCGTGTCCGAATGTAATATGTAAATTATCCATACCACAGCCTTTACTATATATACCTATTTCATCGTACTTGTTAAAATCAGGAGATTCTTTTAAAGTATCATAAAAAACGATAGATTCTGGGAATTTACAGCCAAGAATATAGGTATCACCAACAACAGCCCATCCAGGTTCATCAAAGGTATATAATATTTTCCCTATATCGTGGATTAGTCCAAGAAGTTGGTATTCTTTGTTGTCTGGATATTTTTGCCTAATTCTTTCGGCGGTTTGGTATGCGTGTGTAATATTAGTGACATCAATATCAGGATCACTGGGGTCTACGAAATTATTGAGTAGTGATAGAGCGTGTTTCATAGTCATTTTTGTTTTATTTAGTTTAGAATATTCATCTTTTTTTTTAATAACAAAATCAAGCGTTTGATTTTTGTGCATTTCTTTATAAAGGTTGTATTCTTCTGTGTTAATATTAATATCGTAAACTCTAACCGGTTTTGAATGAGCCATGTTATATGTAGTTTAAAATTATTTTAAATAAAAAAAATATATCTTTTATTCTAAATAATAAAATTATAATTTTACTTGATAGTATAAATATCTTCTATTAAAATAATACATATGAACTATAAAGAGGTATTAAATAAAACAGAAAAAATTATAGAAAATCTAAATAAATTAAATAGTAATATCCACAAACTAAAACATAAAACAATACAACTAAATAAAATAAACAGTAGTTTTGAAAAAAATAAAAATTATAATTCAGAAGATACAAATATAGTATTTCAATCAGATATTTTAAAAAATGAATTCAAATATTATAATAATATTTATAATATATTTTTAGAGAATTATTCAAAAGATTTATATAAATTATCAGAATATATAATAATAATTTTAATTTCTTTAAAAAAATTAGAAATAGAAAATAAAAGTAGTATAGATAGTATATTTAGTACTATAGTATATACAACCCAGATAAGAAATTTAAATGCTGATAAATTAAAGGAGCTTATAAATAATATTATAAATAATCTAAAAATAATAGATGGATTCATAAAATTAATAGAAAACTATTTAGAAAAACTATCAAAAAATAATAAAATCAAAAATATTCATAATAATAATTATGAACTAAATATAAAACACAAAAGAGATAGTATAATCTTAGAATATAAAAAACAGTGTGATATGTTTATTAGTTCAATAGAATATTTTAGAAAATCATCTGATACAGTTATAAGTCAAATAGAAACATCTGAATTATTAAATTTTTTTCTTAAATTTAAAGAAAAAAAATAGATACTAATTTATGTCTGAAAAATCAGAGAATGAAAATAAAGAAATGCGTGAATATTGGAAAGCTGAAGAAGAAAAAATAATTAAACAATGGGCTGATAAGGCATTATGTTATCATTGGATGCATTCTAGATGTAGGGAAATATATCAGAAAAAAAATACCTGGTTTACGATTCCTGTAATTATTATATCTACTGCAACAGGAACAACTAATTTTGCCCAGGACCGGTTTTCGGATGATATGAAAGACTATGTTGTTATGGGTATAGGTAGTTTATCTATTATTGCTGGTATAATAACAACTATATCGCAGTTTCTACAGATATCGGAATTAAATGAGGGTTATAAAACCGCAGCGATTTCATGGAATAAGCTTCATACCGATTTAAAAACATTAATAGCTAGACATCCTCTTGATAGGATGTCGCCTAATCAGGCTATAAAGTTATATAAAGAACAATATGAGCATTTATTTGAAGTTTCACCACCCATTACCAAAAAAGTTCAAGCAATGTTTAATTCTAAGTTTAAAAAAAGTGCGAATCTAATAAAACCAGAAATATGTAATAAACTGGATCCTACTGATATATTTGAAATGAGTAATTTAGAAAGAGAGTGTATGATTAATAAATTAAATAATGTAAAAAAAAATACTATGATTACAGAAACTTTTTTTAATATTAATGGTAGAGAAGCAGAAGAAGATGAAATAGCAAGTATTGAGATGGATTTAGATGATGAAACTAATAATGAGGTGTCTAGTACTTTATTTACAGAATTATAGTGATGACCATGGTTTTACCCAAAGATTGTATTTATATTCTTCATATTGTCGGTCGTATTCGTCGTATTCGTCGGTTGTATCTTCTGGTGATTCAATTGCACGCACAAGTCCATACGAAGGATGGGTCCACTGGGAGTGTCCGGAAATAACATTATAGAAGTACCAAAGCAAGTGGGTTTCGCAGTATTCAGTAGTCCATCCAACAGGAAGCAATTTCATCCTTTCAAGGTTGCCTTCGCTATCACAGATGCCATCAGAAGGGTGTGTCCATTGGGACAGTCCAATATCGCCGTTAAAATAGTAGTGCTTGTTGTAAGTTGTAGAATATTCAATAGTCCATGCGGTAGGAAGGGAAGACATGATTGTTTAGAGTTGGGTTGGTTGATTTGGTTTGATTTGGTTTGTTTTGGTTTGTGTGTATTCAAATATTAATATAATTTAAAATCAATTTTTTATCTGGATAAAATAGAAAAAAGATATTATATAACTAATTAGTGTTCTATACTATTTTTATACATTTCTCCATTCTGATTCTGTAAGGATGTCTTCAATGTAGCCACCAGAAGTGGTTGCACAATGCTGGATGGCTGCAAGTTTTTGGGCAACGATTCGGTTATTTCTGTGAATTTCTTCTTCCGTTAGCTCGTCGTCTTTTTTTTGTGATTTTTTATCTGGAAGCCATTCTTTGCCTGACCAGTAAAGATTGGTTGACTGTTCCATCTTGAGAAGTGATTTCTTACTATAGGTTTTAAATGCTTGGGTAGACATGGTTGTGTGTTTTTGTTTTTAGTTTATTTGTTTGGATACTGTTTGGATACTGTTTGGATACTGTTTGGATACTGTTTGGATTTTGTTGTGTATTTTATTTAATTGTGAACTATATAATCAATTTTTAAAATTCATGTTTAAAATATATATTTGTAGGTAAAAAATTGTAAAAATAATAGTTTAAAGTTAAATTACAACAAATAACTAATGAGAGTTGGTATTATTAGATATCCTGGTTCTAACTGTGATTCTGATACAAAACGTTATTTTAAGGATAGTTTTTATATATGGCATACAGAAACTGTTCTACCAGAAATGGATTTGTTGGTCATTCCAGGTGGGTTTGCATTTGGTGATAGGAACTATCTAAAGGCAACAGGAGAATATGAGATTGATCCAGGGAAAATGGCTATTACTTCACCTGTAACAAGTGTTATTCTTGAGGCCCATAAAAAGGAGATTCCAATTTTGGGTATCTGTAATGGGTTTCAGATTCTTATTAAACTGGGTCTTCTCCCAGGAAAACTAGTAAAGAATAGTGATAATAAATTTCATAGTCGTCCGGTAGATTGTATTCTAGATCCGAAGATTAGTAAGAGGGAAATGAAAATGAATATTGCGAATTCGTATGGCAATTATTACATTGATAGTGGCGACTATACAGATTTGGTAGTAAACGACCAGATTTTTCTAAAATATAAAGATTTTGATAATGGTTCATTTGAAAAAATAGCAGGTGTCTCAAATAAAGAAGGTACAGTATTTGGTATGATGCCTCATCCAGAACGTAATGTAAACTATTTTAAGAGTTGGTTGTTTAAGAAGTTTTGTCCGACCGATATTTATAATAGGATTGACCGTCTAATTAAAAGTGAACATATTTCATATAAAAGTACAAAGAAATTCCTTTCTAAACTATATACCGAGGGAGAACATGTAGTCCAGGGTCCAGGTGAGAATGCAGGTATAGTTGATATTGGCGATGGTTACTGTGTAGCTATGAGAATTGAGAGTCATAATCATCCTATTTTTATTGATCCATATAATGGTTCAGCGACTGGTGTGGGTGGTATAATGAGGGATATTTTTACAATGGGTGCGAGGCCGATTGCTATTATGGATTTCCTTCGATTTGGTAATGATAAATATAATGATTCACTATATCCAGAAGTGATTAAAGGTATTTCAGATTATGGAAACTGTATTGGTGTGGCAAATGTAGGTGGTGATTTTTATAGGGATGATACTTATAATAAGAATCCACTATTGAATGTTGCTTGTTTGGGTCTTGTGAAGAAAGAGAATATTATTTATGGTAATGTGATGAATACTGATAGTTTGCTTATTTATGTTGGGTCAAAGACGGCAAAGGAGGGTGTAGATGGTGCATTTATGGCTTCTAACCAGTTTGTGGGTGATGTGAGTAATCTAAAGGATAATATTCAGACAGGTGATCCATATCTAGAGAAACTATTATTGGAGGCTTGTTGTGAAATTAGTGAAAAGAAACTAGCAGAGGGGATGCAAGACATGGGTGCTGGTGGTTTGTTGTGTGCCTCGGTAGAAGTGGTAAAAAGAGGTAGGGAAAAGACAGGTAAAAATATTGGTTGTGATATTTACATTGATAAGGTACCGACTAAATATGCGCTAGATAACTGTGATAAATTGATTTCAGAATCACAAGAGCGTATGCTAATTGTGGCACAGGAAAAGAATAAGGAAGAGATTTTTGAAATCTTCAAGAAGTGGGACCTAGAGTATTCAGTGGTAGGAAAATCGAATAACACAGGTTATTATTCTGTTTTAGATAAAACCAAAGAGATATTTATTGACCATATTGATATGTTTGATGCGGAAACAGAAAATCTAACACCTATTAAACAGGCGGTTCAAACATCAGAACCAATTAAAGTAAAAAACACAGAATTGTGGACACAGTATGATAATACTATTGGTGGTAGAACTATTAAAGGGCCTCTTGAACCAGGACATTATACTATTCTAGATGTTTATGAAATTAATAAGAAAATTATATTATCCTGGGGAGATAATATAGAAACTTGCAAAAATACGATTGAAAAAAATGGAGGCAAAGCACTTGGGGTAGTGAACTGCCTAAATTTTGGAGATCCGAAACAATGTATAGGAAATTTTAGTAAAGAAATAGACGTCCTAAACACGGCATGCGTTAAACACGAGATACCAGTTATAGGTGGTAATGTTAGTCTTTATAATTCAACTAACGACACACCAATAAAACCTACTGTTGTTCTTGTAATGCTTGGGATTATAGAATTACCTTAAAAAAAATTTGTGGTAGTGTACAATTAATTAAAATCGTTTATCTTTAAATATTAATTAATTTTTTTCCAGTAGTGTGAATCATCCGAACATTTTTTAACGATATACGGACAGTAATCATTACCGATATTGATAGTATTGACATCCAATTCGTTTGCATTTTGTTCAGGGAGAAAGAAGTTTTCACTTCCGATATAATCTGTAAACCCCTTGAACAGGGTTTCTATGCTAATGTCATATCTATTTGCATTAGATTTAATAAAATTATTATAAAGGTTTTCGATGTCGGTATGGTTCATGGCTGATATTGTATTCATATATTTTAAAATATGATTAATCAATTTTATTTCCTTAAATAGGTAAATATTATAAATATATTTATTTAGAGATATATTAGTATAGATATATGTAGAGTGTTATAGATATTTTGGGTGAGTAGAATAGTTACAATTAAGTGAATCCAGTTTTTCTAGGTTATCTTTTGATAATTCAAAATCAAGAGAAGTGTTTTCTAGAATGTGTAGATGGTCTTTGCTTCTTGGTATAATAATATTATTGTTAATATAATTCCATTTTAACATAATTTGTGCGGGTGTTTTGTTTATGTCTTTAGAAATAGATTTAAGGATCGGATTATCTAGTTTTTCGCCTTTGGCAAGTGGTGAATGTGCAACAACGAGAATATTTTTTTTCTTACAGTATTCTGTAAGAGAAGTGCGTTGTAGAAAAGGATTTAATTCGATTTGATTACAATATGGGTATTTTATTTTAGTAATTAATTCTAATTGTTCGATGTTAAAGTTGCTTACACCGATGTGTCTAACCTTAATTTGTGTTTGGTTATCGAAGTATTCGCATAACAATGTCCAGTTCTTTAGGAAATCTATAGGTTCATGTAATAGTACAAGGTCAATATAGTCTTGTTTCATTACACAAAGACTATTCTCAATACTATCGGCTATACTATTATTTTTTAGTTCTGTCCTACTAATTTTTGTAGTTAAAAATAGGGTGTTTCTATCTATCCCGCTTTTATTAATAGCTTCCCCAACTTGTGCTTCATTTTTGTAAAGTGGTGCGGTATCTATATGAGTGTATCCAATAGTTAAAGCATGCAATACCGAATCTGTAGTATCATCTTTAAGACGATATGTTCCAAATCCAATTTTAGGTATTTCCATTTAACTATATTTCAAGACAAATATTTAAATGAATAAAAAAATTTATTTTTTTTAATGTATATATCAAGTAGGAAAATACAGTCCTAGACAGGACATTAAACTGTCTAAATCGCTCCATTAGCACAGTTGGTAATGCGCCGTACTTATAATGCGGAGATCGTGGGTTCGAGCCCCACATGGAGCATCGCCTCGTTAGCTCAGCCGGTAGAGCATCAGACTTTTAATCTGAGGGTCGCGGGTTCAAGCCCCGCATGAGGCTACAGTCCTAGATATGACTAAAACTATCTAATTCGCCTCGTTAGCTCAGCCGGTAGAGCATCAGACTTTTAATCTGAGGGTCGCGGGTTCAAACCCCGCATGAGGCTACAGTCCTAGACAAAGACTTAAAAAGGTCTAGTTGTATGGTCTAATGGAAAGGCATTGGAATATAATTCCAAGAGAATTCGGTTCAATTCCGGATGCAACTTTATCGCCCTGTTAGCTCAGTCGGCAGAGCATCAGACTTTTAATCTGAGGGTCATGGGTTCAAGTCCCATACAGGGCTATTTTTTTATTTTTTCTATAAAATCATTTTTTTATCTCTAAT